TTTCAGACATTATTATTTAAGAATACTACGCAACATCCAAGCATGTTTATTGTGAACATCTATTCTTCCTGCCACAAAATCAGCAAGACCTTGTTTGTCAAACTCATTAGCAAGTTTGAATGCCATATTTAATGTATTCAAAACAATTTGATTGTCGGCCAAAAGTTTAGCCGCCATTTCACGAGCCATAGGCACATTCGTTTCGTCTTGAATCTCGGTAAGTTCTAAAAATCGTGTAAATGAACCTGGTGCATACGCATCTAACGAACGAATTTCTTCTGCGATTGGATCTACTGCACCATGAAGTTCTTCATATAATTTACCAAAAAAGTCGTGATATTGCGGAAAGTTTGAACCTTCTACATTCCAATGATAGTTGTGGGCTTTTAAATACATGGCAAAAGTATCTGCCAAAACTTTACGCATTATTTCTACAAGTGTTTCCATTTTGTGCCTATTTGTTTGCTTTGATTAGTTTCATTAACTCTGCGGTCGAACCGACAAAAACTGCTTTGTCTATGTTAACATCTTTTGATGAACCTTTATCCGCCACCAAATCTTTTTTACGCTTTTGTACTTCAAGTAAATCTTTATTTAGGTCAGACAAATTCTTAATCAAATTGGCGGCAACTTCATACGCTCTTGGTGATTCAGAGTGTTTTGCAACTTGTAATAAATCGTCAATTGCATTGCCGCCTTTTTGAATTAGTTCACGAATATTTTTACGTGCAAAATCCGTATCTGTTTCTACAGAATTGTCACTCTCAATTGGAACAATTTCTTGTTTTGTCGCTTCAATTTTGATTGGTTCCACTTCAAAAATTTCAGACAATTTTTCATTAATCTTTTTCATTTTACAAATTAGGCCAGTTTGTTATTGTTGTGCTAAAACCAAACGCATCATCTGGATCAGCACTTATAGGCACAGGTCGAGTAACAATCTTTGTTTGTTGTAATGGCGAAACTTCTAAAGTAGAAATTGTAAACGAAGCATTACTAATATCGCCCACAACTTTGTCGCCAACTTCCAATAAACGATTTAAATCACCAACAATTAATGTGCCAGTATTACTATTGCTAAAATATAGAACTGTACCACGCAAATCTCTATCATCTACCCGTATTGTTTCAGATTGTAAATATCGTCCAGTGCCATTGGCAAAGTCAACATAAACAACTTGACCATTTAAACTTTGCGGTTCATAATAGATATTTGTATTTGCCTGACGAATAACTTCACCAGATTTAATTGGCGGCCAAATAAAACCTTTAACTGTAAATGATAAGTCCCAAAGAATCAATCTTGTAGTTGACATATCACCTTCATAGTCAACTGAAGATGTTACTGAATTCAGTATAATTGGCAAGTCATATTTTTGATCCATGCCAGGAATAAAATCTACTGTCACATTAAAATCTGGCGTAAAAAATGGAAGAATTTGTTCCAATATTTGTGTGCCGTCTTCTGTATTTCTCACATATATTGACAATGAAAATTCGTAATTATAAGGTATTGGTGCAAATTGTGTTTTAAGAGCAGTAGATGTGTTTGCGGAAAAATTACGAATTGTTGTCATTTGCTTGCGAGTTGGATCATAAGACATTCCATCTAAACTAAATGAAATTCTAGGTACAACTGTCGCAATCGATTTTGTAAGTGTTGGATCGGATGTAATTAAAGTTAAGTATTTTTCTTTTGGACCATAAGACAATGGCACTTTAAAGTGTTCTTTTTGAACGCCGGCTTGTGTCGTTCTGGTTACTACAAGATCGTTGAACAATGTACCAAAAGCCACAACAACTTTTCGTATAGTTCGATGACTGAAAAAATTGTTACCTAACATTATGCCTCACCAAATGGGTTTGTTTCAGTCCAATCTAATATGCCATCAGACTCGGTTTCAATACGATTATTGTCAACAATATCTTCAAATGCATCATTCATTGTCGCAGTATCAGAAACAACATTGGCTGTCCAAACGGCTAAACTATCATCATTTTTAACATTAGCAGATATAAAATCACCTTGAACACGAATAATATCAACATACTTATTAGTACCAAGAGTGTCTGAACTGTGAACTATAGCTTGTGCTGTTGCGTTTGCTAAACTTGTGCCTTGATAAATGATTTCATCATTGGCAAATATTTTAGAACCTGTTGTGAGTGTAATTCTTGTTCTTGGATAGTTATCTCTAATTTGATTATCAACTTCGCTAAATCCCGTACTAATAATTTCATTAGAAAATACAAATTGTTTTAATTTTATAGCATACACATAAATGTTGGCATCACGACCACGGCCTAAAGTATAAAACATTGCTTGATCATTTTCACTCTCAACGAAAGTAATTTCAAAGAAGTTTTTCATCATTGGCAAATAAATCAAATCACCTTCTCTTGGTCGGGTCAAATTACTTGTTGATGTAGCATAAGCAAATCTTCGGCGAGAAACCAACATTGTAATTTCATCACGAATTTCGAGTCCAAATTTTGTTATAAAATCTCCCTCACCATCCATTCCTGTTACATTTTCCAAGTACATTTCAATTGGATGAGCAGTCAAATATTCTTTTAATGTATCTTCACCATAAATGTAATCAATTTGATTGCTATCTCTTACAGTTCTTGGAAGGTAATAAACATCCATGCCATAGATTTGCAAAGACTCAATTAGTAAGTCTTCCACAAGAAGTTGTTCTTGTGTTATGTGATTTAAAGGAAAATTATTGAAGTAAAAATTTGTAGCCACAAAAATTATCCTATAAAGATTTCGCTAGGCATACTTGTAGCATTATACATCTGTTCTTCCATACTCTTCAATTCTTCTACAGCTTCATCATATATTTGTTGGCCATTGAATGTTACACCACCAGGCATTTGTATGCCTGAAAACTTTTTAAGATTGGAACCCCATTGCATTTTGATCTTGGCAGTAGCATAGGCCTTAAGAAATCGATTGTCCCAAACATCTGTCAAACCAGCAACAGACATTGTTGCTGCAGCATTTGTGGCCGCCGGCGCACTTGTTAATGTAATATTTGTTGGCGAATTAATTTTTCTAACTTGCAATGATTCATTGCCAAAAGTAACAAAGTCATTTTCAACAATTTCTTGGTCAAAAATTGTGTTGGTTCCAATCACAGTTGTATTTCCCGCAACTAGTGAAGCTGTGCCAGTCAAATCAACAGTTTCTGGTGCCATTCGGCGATAACATTCCACAATAACATAATCACCAACTTCTAAATCTCTTGTCCAATCAATATCTAAAAATACTTTATTTTGAACACGATTAAATCTGAATTGTGGTGTTCCAGAAAATAAAAGATTGAGTGTTTGAATATGTTGCATCGTAATTTCATACGACACATAAGATACTGAAGTAAAGTCGTAAAGATCATGTAATCTCAATTGATATCTGAGGTCAAACATGTTTATAGAAGAATTTGAATCATCAAATCTTAAAATACCAGTCACGAAAAGTACGGCATCAGGACAATAAATCCAACGGCGGTCAATGTCCGCTTGGGTGATTTGGTGTTTCATAAAAAGTTTTTCTGTACCATCATAATGATAGTCGTAGAAAAACGCTAAAGCATCATCAATTCGGTCTTCAACTTGATCGTCATCAACGTTAATGTCGATGACAGGCCAACCTAATTTTCTAAGGCAGTAATCTTTGAATTGTGTTCTTGTTTTTGGAGATGCCATAAGAAATCCTTGTTTATTACCTATTTATCTCACAAAAATTTTAAAACTTCTTCTGGCTTTACAAAAGCATCCTTTCTATATTCACATTGTTCCCACCACCAAAATTGTTGTTCTCTCAAATAAAAACGATGTTTAAGTATGTTGATATTTTCTGGATGACCAAATATTTGTGGATCAGACTGGCCAAAAATGACGATGCCTGGTTTACCACAATCCCACGCTAAATGTTGGAAAAAACTATCAACAGAAATCCAAGTTCTACATTCACCTATAAGTGTTCGTAGTTCTGGTATTGTTAAATTTTTTCGGAAGTCTTCAACTAATTGTTTTTCTTCATCAACACCAACTTGAACGATTGGTTCTTTTATTTGAGTTATCAATTCTTCCCAATATGGATAATTTTTTGGATTTTCTAGTCCATTTCTTAATGGTTTTGAATATGGTGATATGATAATCATTTTACACCATACATCTTTTTAAAAGCATTTTCTAAAGAATCTTTCCAATTCCATTGATCCATTTTTCTATAAATGTTGTAGTTATCAATGTCGCCAAACAAACGCATTGCATCATCTAAGCTTCGGCCTGGAACAATTTCAGAATAACAAGT